CAAAGGCCGCCGTCAGTGCAACAGTACAGGCTTCCCAGGCACAGATTGAGCTTGTATGCAGAAACTTTGCGGAGATGGGCATGAAGCCGCTTTTCCGCAAAATACTTAAACTTCTGCATCAGCACCAGGACAAGGCACGCGTGGTAAGACTGCGTAATACATGGGTTCCTGTTGATCCGAGATCATGGGATGCAGGCATGGATGTAAGTGTCAATGTGGCACTTGGTCTTGGAACAAATGAAGAACGAATGCAGATGCTGGCAGGCATGGCACAGAAACAGGAGACAATTCTGGAAAAACTTGGGCCGGAGAATCCTCTGGTGAACATGCAGCAGTATCATGCCACCCTCTCAAAAATGACAGAACTCTCAGGCTTCAAGGATGTTTCCACCTTCTGGACTGATCCAAGCACCTATCAGGCTCCGCCTCCGCCACCTCCGCAGCCGACGCCGGATGAGATATTTGCTCAGGCACAGGCAGATAAGGTACGCGCGGATATGGAAGTTGATCAGGCACGTCTGACACTGGACCGTGAAAAGATGGTACGAGACGATGACCTTGCACGAGACAAACTTGAAAGTGAAATTGAATTTAAGAGCAAGGAATTGGAGGCACGCTGGCAGACAACAATAGACCAGACAGAACTCAGGGGGATGATGGACAGGGAGCGTGAACTGATTAAACTATCGCAGGCAAGTTGATGGCAAAACAGGCAAAGAGGACGCCAAAGGAAGAAAGAATTGCAAAAGGCAATGTTGCCAAAACTATTCTTGCTGATCCGGTAGTCTCAGAGGCATACGAAAATTTACGCAAAAAATACATAAATGACTGGCAGAACTCAAGCATGGATGATGTGCAGAAACGGGAACGTGCGTTTTTGTCATTGCATGTGCTGGCAGACGTAAGAGCAGAGCTTGAGAGTATTGCCAACAGTGGAAGCAGGGAATTGCTTGCACGTAACGAATAACCTTTTAAGGAAATGATTATGGATGCAGAAGAAATCGGCAACTCTGAACAGGAGACCGAAGTTGACGCAACCGAGATGTGGGAAAAGGAACTGGACTCTGAAGGAGCAGCCAAAGACCAGACCACAAATGAATCTGAGACACAAGTTGACGCCTCAGATTTAATTGATGATGAAATGCCTGAAGAAGAAGAAGGCGAAACAGAGGAAGATGAAGATGAGGAAGATGAGCAGGAATCCCAGCAGCAGGACACTCCTCTTTTCACCGTCAAAGTAGATGGTGAGGAGAGACAGGTCACTCAGGATGAACTTGTACGCGGATATTCTCAAAATTCTTCTTATACTCAGAAAAGCCAGACTCTTGCAGAGGATCGCAGGGCGTTTGAAGAAGAAGCAGAGCAGTCACGAGTTTTACGTGAGCAGGCAATACAAATTCTTGAAACGCAACAGGCACAGAATCAACAGCCCGAACATGATCAGACATATTGGGAAAATCTCAAGGAGACTGATCCGGTGCAATGGATGATGGAGCGTGACGCACTCCGTGAATCTCAGATGCAGACACAGTTGAATCAGCAGCAGCTTAATCAGTTGCAAATGCAGAAACAGCAGGAACAGGCAGTTGAGATGGAGCGCTACATTGAGGAACAGCAAGGCAGGTTAATTGACTTGATTCCTGAATGGACTGACAGCAAGAAGGCAAACACGGAAAAAGCGATAATCATTGAGTACGGACGTAAGGTAGGGTTCACAAATGATGAACTCAACAATGCCTATGACGCCCGTGCGGTAGCCACAATGAGAAAGGCCGCACTTTATGATTTGCTCCAGGATAAGCGCAAAGGCTTAAAACCAAAAACCCATACATCCATGAAACCCGGAAGTCAGCCCGGAGAACCAAAACAACTCAAACTTGGGAAGGCTGGTAAACGGTTAAAACAAAGTGGCAGGGTAGAGGACCTTGCCTCTGTCTTTGAAACAATGCTTTAGAAATAAGGAGTCTATATGGCAGCAGTAACAAACACACACCAAACTTATGACGCGATAGGTATAAGGGAGGATTTGACAGATCGAATCTACGATGTGTCTCCTCGCAAAACACCCTTCATGAGTATGGTTGGTCGCGGCACTGCAAAGAACACTCTGCACGAATGGCAGACAAGTTCACTTGCGGCAGCCGCCAATAACGCACAGCTAGAAGGTGATGAATACACCTTTGACGCAATAACCCCAACTGTGAGACTGGGTAATTACACTCAGATTTCACGCAAAACCGCCATTGTGTCAGGAACACACATGGCCTCAAATGTTGCAGGAAGAAGCAACGACATGGCACGCGCGCTGGCCGATAAGACAGCAGAATTGAAACGTGACATGGAAACCGCACTGCTTGGCAATGTTGGCAGAAATGCCGGAGATTCATCTACTGCCCGCAAAATGGGTGGAGTTGAAACATGGACCTCCACTAATACCTCAAGGGGAACAGGTGGAGCAGGAGCAGGAGGAGGAGCCGCGCCAACAGACGGCACTCAAAGGGCTGTCACTGAAACACTGCTTAAAAATGTGATTCAGTCATGTTATGACAGTGGAGGAGAACCGTCGGTCCTGATGGTTGGAAGTTTCAACAAAATACAGGTCTCCGGGTTTAGCGGAAGATCATCGGCACGTCAGATGATCGGCGCGGCAAAAATACAAGCTGCTGCCGACCTCTATGCCTCGGATTTTGGGGATTTTTCCGTAATACCTAACAGGTTCATGCGGTCACGTACTGCACTTGTGCTTGATCCTGAGTATTGGAAGGTTGCATTTTACAGACCTTTCAAAACAGAGGAAGTAGCAAAAACCGGGGACGCGATTAAACGCGCCATCGTCGTGGAGTACAGCCTTGAGGCAGGTAATGAAGCCTCAAGCGGAGTTATTGCCGATCTGACAACCTCATGATAAATGAGTAGTGTCAAACAGTTAATCGACTGGACGGAGCGGACAAAAGAATACTTCCACTTTGATCCAGTCGATAACACTGAAACCTATCAAACAGTTGAGGACGTTGAGCCGTTGATTGAAACAGCAAAAGATATGTCCTCACTGCAACCCGGAAAGGAGTGGCGACATGCTGCTGTTATACCGGATTTTATAATGGACAAGTCTCTTAGAGAGAGATGGGACAGGAAGGACTGGAAGAAATGGGCCAACGATCCGGCAAACAAGCCGTTTCGGACATGGCCGGGCATCCTCTGAGGGTCGCGGTAACAATTCCATCTGTTTCCGGGATGTGGCCCGCGTCATTCGGAGAGTGCCTGGCAAGCATGGTTCAGCACTTTCAGAACTCAGAATATGAGGGTATCCATGAGATACGGGTATTTGCAAAGAACGGAATTATTGCCCCGGAAATTAAGCACCGTTTAATTGGGGAGGCACTGGCATGGGAGGCAACACATATACTGTTTTTAGCACCGGAGTTGATTTTTCCCAAAGACACACTGCACCGGATGCTGGCACGTCCAAATCCGGTGGTGGCAGTAAATTATCTGCGCAGCTCCGGGAAATTTGCCGCCTACCGTGGAAACAGTGATGTCAAGCCTGATCCGGTACTGCCGGAGACTGAAGAAGTGGACGGCGTGGCAATGGGAATGGTGATGTTTACCGCGCCTGTTTTTGATGTACTGGAACTGCCGTTTTTTGAGCATGTACGGATTGGCGAGACACCGGGGTTTTGTGAGGATCATATACCATTCTGGAAACAATGCAGGGAAAAAGAGATACCATGTGTGATAGATCATGTTTTATCTCAGGACATAAGAAGTTTACATTTTGAACGATGGCACTAGCAAACTACACTGACCTCAAAGCATCAGTTGCAGACTTTTTGAATAGAAGTGATTTAACTTCTGTAATACCGGATTTTATCACATTGGCAGAGGCAGACATGAACAGGGTTTTGAGAGTTCGTGAGATGAGTGTCAGGTCACGTGGCCCGATTGATTCGCAGTATGTAAAACTACCTTATGATTACCTGGGAATGCGTAACATTGACCTTTTAACTGATCCGGTTACGCCGTTGGAGTACAAGAATCTGCATAATCTGGACCTGCACCGCAGGGATGATAAGTCAGGTAAGCCGATTTATTATTCTATTGTACAGGACAATCTTGAATTTGCTCCTGTGCCTGATGGCGATTACAACATCGAAATTGTGTATTACCAGAAAATCCCTGTGCTGGCAACAAACTCAACAAACTGGCTGATGGACAACCACCCTGACGCCTATCCC